CCCGCAGAACGCGACCAGCCTCCACATGGAACTGAGTCGTTCTGCGGGCGTTTCACGACCCATCGCGCACGCCAGTGTGGCGAGGTCTAGCCCGCTGACACGACCTCGCTCCCCAAAAAATCCACGGCGTCATCCTCCTTGGGCTGGTGGATTCGCTGATATGCCTGCACCACCAGCGCGCGGATTTTGGGGTGCATCGACTGCCACTTGATGTCTTTCTCGCTGTTCACCGCGGAGAAGCCCTTGCCGTCGAGCGCGTACAGGCTGGCCTTGGCGAGTTCGTAGGCCACCCGCATCGCGTCCATCCCAGCGCGCTTGGTCGCCGCCATCTCGTCCATCGCGGTGAGGTGGACCATCGTGACCGAGGACACGCCCGACTCACGGGCCAGCGCCTCGGGCACAGTGTAGGTGAATCGCACTCGGGTATCGCTGTTCAGTCCTTCCATTGGCTACCTCGTGGCGGGATTCCCGCCGATTGCGTGTGGGACGTGCGGGCCTTGCTAGATAAACCGAATGTCAGACGCCTCGAACGGCAGGGAGAACGACACGTATTCCGTGCGGCCCCCGACGTTGAAGGGAATCTCACCGAAATACACGTCGTTGACCACGACGAGCTTCTGCTGCCCGTTCGGGAACCGCAGCGCGCCTTTGACGTTGATTTGCGTGCCGGGAACGCGCCGCTTGGCACGGTCCACGATGCTCTGGAACAGGTCGAACGCAGCGGTGTTCTCGATGTGGAACTCGATGGTCCCCGAGCACCCGCGGAACACGTCGTCGCGGCGGTCGGTCAGCTCCCCGAGGTAGCCCTCCGACATGGTTTCCATCTGGATCGCCACCTCGAAAGACCGCACATCCGTGATGTCGGCCTGCACGAGATTGTCCTTGATGAGCTGGACGCTAACTTCCTGGCCTTTCAGACGCAAAGATGGCACGGAGCCTCCCGAAATAGCGCGGGCCGACACGCCCGCGGGTGCGGTGAGTGTCGGCCCTATTCCGCCCGGTGTGGGCGGCGCGGCGCGGTCGGGTTCCTAGCACTACCCGTCGCTGACCACCACGGACTCACCAATCTGCGTGTTGAACACGATGTCGTCCGCAGAGGCGAGCGTCCGCACCTTGGCGACGATCACGTAGACGCCCGCGGCCTCCAGCGCGTCGGTGTTCCCCGAGGTGGGGTCCACGCTGTAGCGGGAGATTCGCTGCCGCGCAGGCTGGTCCACCGACTCCAGACCCGCGAGGAACCCGTCAACCTCCTGATAGATTGTGTCCTTGAGGTCCTGCGTCAGCAGCTGCTTGGCGTAGATGTTCAACCGCTCGCCCACGCTGTCCTGAATGAAGTCGGCCATGCGGCGACGGGCGATATTCTTGCGGCCAGCCGTCAGCGAGGACGTGATGCCCGACTGCCACACGAAGCCTGTGGTGCGGTCGTTGCGGAGCGACATCACGCCAGCGGCTTTGAGCAGGGTGTAGTCGTTCACCGACAGCGTGGGGGCGGCGGTCTGGAATCCCAGCACCGTCGAGAGGGCCGACGCGGTGATATCCGAGTATTCGCCCGGGTTCCGCTCCGGGGGGAGCTGCGACAGGGTGGAGGCGCAGTGCCCCACGGGGGACACGTCGATCACACCGTCCGTGGTGTACGCACCCGAGGCGAGCTGGATGCTGGACCCGACCGCAGCAGGGATCGACAGCTTGACGCCCAACCAGTTGAACACCACGCGGTCGCTGCGGCCAGCTGCGTCGGTTGCAGCCACACCGAACGACGAGTCGGTGGCCGACCCGGTGGCCGAGCTCGTAGCAGCGGCGCGGGTGACGCAGGACAGGCCGGGAGCCACCAGGGCCACCATGCCGCGCCCCGAGTCGCTGCGGGTCGTCACCACAGTCGTGAGGGCCGAGGCGATAGACCGCGAGGACCGCGAGCAGAACACGATGTTGACGCTGGAGGCCGGGTCGGCGTCCGCGAGTAGGGCCTGCATGGCCGCGCTGTAGGCGGTGTTGAGCTCCGCGCTGTTCGCAGCGTTGGCCGCGTGCAGCCCTGCCACGTAGGTCAGCCCGTTGCCGACGCCCTGCTGCGCGAGCAACGACAGACCCACGTCAGGGGTCCAGCCCGAGGCCAGTGTCGTCACACCCGGCAGCGGGGCACCGAACGCAGGCAGCGCCGTGCCCGGGGAGACGCTGGCCGACATGGGGCGCGCAGGGACGGTGTACCCGGCAGCGGTGGCCGCAACGACCGCACCTGTGTCGGCGGTTGCCGCAGGAGACACGCGCCACGGCATATTGACGGCAGACCCACCCACAGTCGCAGACGAGAACGTCGCACCGTTCAACGCCTCGACCACCAGGTCGGTTGCGTTGGTGATAGACGAAATCCGATAGGTACCGTAGGCACCGTCAAACGGCCCAACTGGGTAGCCAATCGTGATCACGTCCCCGACCTGCACGTTGTCGGCGTACCAGGAGCCTGAGGTGCGGCGCAACAGCTGCGTCAACGCTGCAACGCTCCAGCTGATTCGGTCCAGACCCGTGCCCGAGGCGTAGTAGGCGTCCGCGCTGAACGTCACAGCGGCGGCGCTCCGCGTGGGGGTCGCACCACCCGAGGTTTGGAACAACGTGCCCGCAGGCACCGTGTACGCCTGCACCGGCACGATAGGCGTCGGGTCGGCAAGCGCCGCTGCGAGCGGCAGCTGGCGGAACAACCGCACGGCCTTGGTGGCTGCGGTGTTGACCGGAATCACGGTCAGACCAGCAGCGAACCGACGCCCGAGCAGGTCGGCCAGCAGGTTACCGCCAGCGTCTCCGAAATCGCCCAGTGTGCTGTCGAACCCACCGATTTTGCTCTGCAAATCGGCGTCCGTCGTCACCTGCACGGGCTGCGGGTAGGTGGTGACGTTGCCGCCAGACACCTGCACGCCGTAGCTCACGTCGGCGCACTCTCCGACGCCGCAGACGACGCCCGAGCCGACGCCCTGAATCGAGGCAGGAGGCGTGCCGTCAATAACGACCACGCCCTCGATTTGCGTGATCGTCTCCAGCGCGGGGAGCGTCGTGTACCGTCGAATGAATCCAGCACCCATAGGGCAGCCTCCTTGGAATCCGTGTCCGAGCGCGTCTTATTCCTCGACGGTCAACGACTGTCGCGGACGAGCCTCAGGCAACGTGGTGAGTCGGTACACGGGGACCGTGCCGACGAGGGAAATCAGCGCGCGGCGGTAGCGGCGCGTGGCTCCCTCCTCGCTGTCCTGGTATTCGACCGCCGTCAGTTCGTAGGCGGCGCGCGCGCCAAAGTAGAATGGGAGGTCGAGCAGCAATCCGTATCGCCACTCGTTCGGGCACAGCGCCGACTCCAGCCCACCGACGAGCGCAGCTCGCGCGCGGGAATCCGTCGCCCACACGTCCACGCTCAGAGTCAGCTCCATCTCGGACGCTGCGAGCACAGCGCGCCCGTCCGGGAGCGCGATACGTCCCACGGTCGAGGGGACGAGCCGCGAGGCGTCATATCGGGCAGGACCGCTGCCGAGCACCACCGCAGAGGGGAACGTCGCCTGCACCTCGGGGTCGGCCCACGACTCGTACACGCGCCCACCGAACGCCAGCACGCGCCCCGCGTTGCCCTGCACCTCCAGCCCCGCCAGATAGCGCGCGAGGCCGCGGGTCAACGCCGTGCGGGCGTCGCACTCCTGTCGGGTCGTCGGCGTTGGGACCGCGCTGGAGCGCAGCACCGGGGACACGTCTGTCCCGCCGTAGAGGAATGGCGCGGGGCCGTCCCACGAGGGGCTGACCGGGGCAGGTCGGGGAGGGCATGCAGCCATTAGGGTCCGCCTTTCTGGTAGCGCCCGGTCTTGGCGTCACGCTTGAGCCGGGACATGGACGCGCGCCGCCGTTCGTTGGTGACCCGGGTCATCGTCGCAAACAGCTCGTCGGCAAAGATACGGGGCACGCGGTCTTGGATTCGGTCCATCACGCTTGCCATGACGCGCTTGGCGGGTGTCCCCTTGCGGGCGATCCCCCAGCGCACACGTTCCACCGTGCGGTCGAGCTGGTCGAGCGGGGGTGCGAGCACACGCTGCACCCAGGTTCGCAGGGCGTCCGCGGGCGGGGGCGCACGTCCCGGCCTGCGCCCCAACTCAATCACGGGGGCATAGGGGGTCGGGTTGTAGACCCGCGCGCGATACCGCGTGCCAGACCCAGATGCTCTGTCTCGCTTCCATCCGCGCGAGTATTGGCCGTTGAAGAACGCAAGGCGGTTGGACTCCGCGACCAACTCCTGCTCTGCAAATGCCGTGACCGACTCCAGTGCCGCGAGCATGGCTGTCGGAAACTGGTCCGCGAGGCGTCGTTGCGCCGCGGTCAAGTCTCCAATGTCCATCCGCACGGTGGTTGGCATCAGAACCGCTCCGGGGAGCGGTCCTCGACCTGTTTCTCCAAGGTCATCTGCCACTCGGCACGGTCGGAGATGTACGCAGGCCCTGCCCTCAGCACGAAGCGGCGGCGCACGCCGTCACCGTCCGGGGTCGGGTAGCGCACCTCGTAGTAGACCTGCTCGTTCTGCGCCGGGGGTTGGCTGTCGAGGCCCCACCCCCGCAGGAAATCCGCGCTGTACCGCCCCGAGATTTCCGAGACGCGCACAGTCCCCTGCTCGATTTGCCCCACGTCCTGCGTGCTCTGCTGGATACCCTCCAGCCCGTCCACCAGCGGGGTCGGCGTGATGGGCTGGTCATCGACCACGTACTCCATGCCCTCGCCGCGATACTCGCCCGTCCATGCCGTGCGAACGATTCGCACCTCGTAGGCACGGATGCCGAGACGCACGCCCACCGCACGGATTCGGTCAACGACGGGAACCAGCCGCTGCGTCAGCGTGCGCGACAGCTCGCCCGGGGTCAGCGGTTGGTATGGGTCGCGTGGTGTGGAGCAGGACATCCCGAGCCTCCTACATCAGCGTCCGCAGGTTGCCAGCGGTCGGCGTGGTGCCGCCCGTGAGGTTGGCCTGGTAGCGGCGGGACAGCGGGTACACGGGCACCCCGAGCACGTCCGCGAGGCGGAATCCGAATCGCTGGTACAACTCCTCCAGCGCGTTCTGCTCGTCGTTCCGCATCTTGAGGTTGCCGACCGCAGACGCCTGCATCCGTTCCGCCGAGTCAATCAGCTGGCAGTCGATGCGGTCCATTTTGCAGACCAGCTCGCGCACCAATGCCTCACCGTCCGGGAGCAGCACGTCCATCGCCTGTTCCAGCAGGAATCCCGTCTGCCGCGCCGCAGGGACGTTGGCAAACAGCGTGGTCATGCGGGTGACGTTCGGATACCCGAGGTGGTAGCGCGTGCGGGCCTTTTCCTCTGCGGTCAACGCCATCTGCTACCCCACCCGCGCGATCTTCGCGCCTAGCCGCGTCCACGTCTGAATATCCAACTCCGAGTAGGCGTCCGCAGGGAACCGACGCCCCGCGTGGAACACCTGCCGTACCCCGTACAGGGTCACCGCGCAGTCGGACACGACCTCCCAACCCACAAACGCAGGCAGGGCCTCGACCACAGGGGCCGAAACAGGGCCGCTAGCGGGGCTGTGGGCGTCGATAGAGTCCTCGACCAGCGAAGGGGCCACCTCGCCCGCGAACTCCAGCGAGGGGGCCTCTGCGGTCGGTGATTTGCGACGGGCCATGTTGCCTCCAGAAAAAACGACGCGGTGCGATTCCTAGTACCCGAGGCATACCGACCGTTGACGCAGGTCGTCCGCGAGCCTCGGACACAGAATCGCACCGCGTACTGGGGCTGAATACCCAGGCGCTCGCCGTAGCGAACGCCGGGATTGCCCCGAAACAGAGCCGAGGCACAGCCTCAACTCCAACCGGGGAGGTTGCCAGACCGCATCCCGCGATCCTCTCCCCGAACAGTCCACCTCAACCCTTGCGAGGTTGATAACCGCGCCACAGACGCAGCGGGGACCGATTCGGAAATCATTGGTGGAGGGGGTCGGATTTGAACCAACGTAGGTACTGGACCGGCAGATTTACAGTCTGCTCCCTTTGGCCGCTCGGGCACCCCTCCACTTAGCGGGCGGGGGTCTGGTCACACCCACTGGTGGGACTCACAGACCGCCCGCCCTATCGTGACTCACGGGGCTGCGTCTATTGCACGCCAGCCCCGTGAGCAGTGTAGCGGGAGATTACTCTCCGATGTGGTTGATTGCACACACCCGCTTGTAGCGAGCGGAATCGCCCACGGCGGCGTCGGTGCGGACCACGAAATCGCCCACAAACTTGTAGGTGGCGGTCACCTGGTCCTGGAGGCGGTTCAGCGGGGCGCGGAGCACCAGCGAGATACGGTCAGCGAACACCTCGATACCGTTGTTGGTGATCGAGAAGTTCCCCATCTTGCCGTTGAGTCCGGCGTCCGACAGGTACAGCGACGGGTTCTGGTAGTATTCGTGCAGGCCCTTCTGGCCGACGAGCAGGGCGCGGTGGACTTTGAGGTCCGAGGCGTTCCAGATTTCGCCGCCGAAGGGGTCCTCCTGCGAGAACGACTCGGTGGCGTTGCTGGTTCCGCCGCCCGTGACCGTCTCGGGGAGGGGGCACTCGGTGTTGCGGAAGAAGCTCACGCCAAGCAGGGTGCCGATAGCAAACTGCTTGTACATGTAATAGTCGGGAATCGACGTGTTCAACCGCTGGAACTCGACCGTATCGTAGAGCTGGCTCTCCGAAACGGGATCGAGATGCATGTGGAACGTGCCGTCAGCGAACTCGGGCACGTTCTGGATGCGGAAACGCGACACCGCGCTGCGGATTTGCTTGAACGTCAGCACGTCCAGAGCGGTCAGCGAGTCGATAGTGTCCGTGGCCGTGGCGTCGGCGTACACCTGCACGCTGCGGTCGTAGGAGAGGATCGGGCCGCGAGCCGCCACCGTGGCCGACGCGCTCAACGTGATCGTTCCGGGGCCAACCTCGTCACCAGCGACAACGCTGGTGTAGCCCACGATATTCCGCGACACGTAGGCCGAACCGTCCCAGAGCAGCACGGGCAGCGGGTTGCCGGGGGACACGGCCTCGAAACGCACCTGCGAGGCACCCGACACGCCGGGGCGGCGGGCTTTGGTCAGACCGTTGAGGCGCTTCACGGCGATAGACGTGCCCGTCACCGGGGAGGCGCTGTCGTGGACGGTCGTGCCGCTGAGGGCGGCGTTGAACATGCGGTCACGGGCGAGGGTGTTCACCGACTGCGCGGCCATCAGACCGAGCTGCTGTGCGTTGCGGAGGAACAGGTCCGCAATCGCGTTCGCAGAGGTCGGCATATGCGTGTCGATTGTGCCCGCGTACAGGTTCAGTTGGGCAGCCCACTGCTCGGCGCTGAACGACTGAGGCAACGGGTCCTCGGTCGGGGCGAGGGGTTTCGCGGACTTGGGCATGAGGCCCACGCCCGAGAAGATCATGGTGTCGCCCAGGTTGCCGTTCCACTCGCTGACCTCGGCCTCGCCGCGGAAAAGCATCCGGGGGAACAGAGAATCGTGGAACGCCCGCTGGAGCAGGTTTTCCTGAACGAGAGCGCGCACGACGGGAGTCTGTGCGATAACGCTGAAATCGGCCATCGTGGCCTCCTACAAATCGGGCCGTGGTTGCCCGCGCCTTGCGGGCGAGGACGCACCCACGGCCCTTGAAATGGGTGCGTCAATGGATTGTCGCGGCGTGTCTGTATCACGCCCCGCGCAGGCCGAGTGCAGCCAAACGCGCCTTGAAGTCTTGCGCTGACGAACGCATCCCGTCGAACACCCCGGCAGCACCTGCGGCGCTCGCGGTGTCACCAGCTCCCGGGGCCTTGGGAGCGTTGCCCCCGGCAGTCCCGGTTGTGGCGGGGATGCGCTGCTCACCGAACAGGTACGGGCGGGAGGCACGCAGCTTCCCGAACCATTCCGATTCGTCGAACTTCCCGAGCTGTTCCTCGGTCATTCCGCGCAGGTCGGACTCCAGCAGATGCAGGGTGAAATCCAGGTGCTCGCGCACGCCGAACTTCATCGCCATTTCGCGCATCTCGGACTCGGCCTGTTTTTTCTCCAGCTCGGCCTTGTATTTCCGGGCCTCGCGCGCAGCCTTTTCCGCGTCTTTGCGGGCGCGCTCAATCTCCCGAGCAACGCGCAGGGCGTGGGCCTCGTCGGCTTTGGCACCGGGCTTGGCTTCCGCCTTGGGGGCGGGCTTGCTTTCCGACTTGGCGGGAGCCGGGGGCGCAGGGGCCTCCGACGCACCACCCGCAGCAGCGGCGGCAGACGCCGACGACAGCGCGGCGAACATCTCGTCCACCGATCCGAACCCAAACGCTTTGGCTTTTGCCTCGATTTCAGACAGGGCAGATTTGCGGCCCTTTTCCGCAGCCTCCTGCTTGATTTTGGCAAATGCGCTGGTCGGGACGCTCACCGATTTGTCGCCCGCAGCGGCCTCGACAGGCAGCGTGTTCGCGGGGGGCGCGACAGGGGTGGGAGCCTCGGCAACCGCAATCTCGGTGCCAGTGCTCACAAGCGTTTCCGGGGTGGAACTCATCACGTCAGACATGGTGCCTTCTCCGTGGATTTACCGCTCACGTTGGCGTGGCGGCACTCCGTCTGTGCAGTCGTCCCGATGGGGGAAGGCCCCCTGCGCGGGGACGATTCGCGCAGGAGGCCAAGGGGGTCTGATTCGGCGTGCGGTGCTGGTTACTTCAGCTCGCCAGCGGCGCACACGTACACGACGGTCGCAGCGGTCAGCGCGCTGTTGAACGTCAGAACCTTTCCGTCGAGCTTGCACACACCGACCTCGCTGCCCACGTCCACGGCCACGCCAGAGGCGTCCGAGACGCAGTACAGGCCGACCGAGCTGCCAGCGGTGACGCGCACCGACTGCACGAACAACGGCTCCTGGTCGAGCGTGATAGTGGTGCCGGACGACTGAACGACGGCGGCGGAAA